CGTAAGTCGGATCTATTGCAGGAAAGGTAGCCATTATGCAAGTAAACCTCCAGGTCTTTTCTGTTGTACTATTTCAGATTGTACCGCTACTGATATAAGTCGACCAAGTTCTTTTCCTCTATCTTCATCTCCCTCAACAGAAGAACCAGAGGCATCTACATTTACTACTACATTTGTAGAACCTCCTAATTGATTGTTTGGAACTATAGTTCCTGCTCTATCAGGTACAAATAATTCTGGTCCTTTTTCTCCCACTATTGCTGGTCTACCAACGGGAGGTCTACCACCATTTGCAAATCCAGGAATACCAATAGCTCCTAAAAGAGAATTAACACCAAATTGTAAAAGCGATCTTTGTATTTGTGCAAATACGCTGCTGGCTACTTCACCTAAAGTTTTAGTTCCATCAATAGCACCTTGTAAAGCATCAACTAAACCTGTTTCTATACTGCTGGCAATACTGTCATACAAGTCTTTTACCTTTTGTATTTCTTCTTGCTCTTTAGCTAAAACATTTAACTCATCTAATTTTGCTTTTATTTGATCTCTAGTTATACCTTCAGTTCCTTTCATTATTTCTTGTATTCTCATTTCAGTCTCAAACTGTTTTTCCGAAAGGTTATTTTTTAATGTAGCTTTTTCAATTTCTTTATCTAAATCTGCTAAACGATCTTTACCTAAATTTTTCTGGTCTTTAAATAGTTTATTACTGTTTAATTGTATATCTGCAAGTGGTTTTGCACCAAACTCGTCTAACAGTGTTCTTCGGATACTATCACTAATTACACCTCCTGTTCTTCCTCCTCCTGATTCCTTTCTTAATTCTTTTAATCTTGCTTCAAATTTTTCTCGGTCTGCACCCGTTAAATTTTTTCTTAAATTATTAAATTGAGTGCTAGTTACATCTTGTCCAAGCACATTATTTAAAAACTTTAATAATTTAGTTAAAGGACCCGCAATAAACGCATCAAAATTAGTTTTTAATATACCCATAAGTCTACTAAATTCACTTGATACTTCATTTAACTTGTTTAAATTTTCTACTCCTTTATTTCCAACTATTTGTTGATACTCTTGAGAAAGTAAGTTGTTTAATTCTTGTACTTTTCCTTGTCTTTCTAATTGACGAGCTAACTCTTCAGTTTCATCTGAAGTAAATAAAAATCTTTCTCTTGCAAGTGCTAGTTTTCCGTTTAGCGTTCCCATCTTCTTTGCTGTCTCAATAGATGCCGTACCAATTTTTGTTAGTTCAGCAACTAAAGCTGTAGCTGCAATAGAACCAGCAAAACCACCACCAGGACTTGCTGCCTCTCCTAACGCACCACCAATAGCACCTGGTATGGCCTGTCCTAATCCACCTCCAAATAACAATGGAAAACCACCACCAATAGCAGCACTTTTTATAACGGCCTGTCCTCTACTTTTGTTTAATCTAGTTTGTTTCTCTTTTTCCCTAGCTAATCTTTTTTCTTCCGCAACCCTTTCTTTTGCTAAACGTAAATTTTCAGCATCTTGTAAATTTAATAACTGTGCTTCGTTTACTAAGTTTTTTGCAGTCCTAAATTTTCCAGCTTTGGCTAGTTGTTCTGCTTTGTCTAACTTATTTCTTCTTTCTGCTGTTTGTAAACCAAACCTATCTAACTCATTTAATTTGTTTCTTGTACTTTCAATAGATTTTAATACTGTGAGTTCTCTTCCTCTCTTAAATATTGGATCTTTTTTATTTCTTTCTTTGGCTTCCTTTTCAAACTTCTTTAACTTACCTTTTAACTGGTTAAGTTCTTGCTCAAACTGTTGAGCATCTAATTTGATATTAACTTCGTAAATAGCGTCTGCCATCTAATTACGTCTTTTAAATTTGGACTCTCTACTTATTCTGTCATATTCTGCCTTTTCTCGCTCACTTTTTAGCTGTAAATATGAACTCCAATATATCAATTCTTCGTAAGTTACCTTATTTCTAAAATCTTGCAGGGTATAACCTAGCTTTTCACATAAGAAGAATTGTAAAAATAAATTATTATCCTGGTCAAGATGTACTTTTGGAGTTTACGGTATCTACCTCCTCCTCTACTCCTTGCATTTTTAACATTAAATCAGTAAGTACAGTTAATGGTATTTCCCTTCTTAATGAAGCTCTGTCTCCTTCATTAAATAATTTATTACCATTTTCATCTTCGGCTTTGTTCATTATGACTTGCAAAGCGTACTCTAAACTCTCAGTGTCATTAGCCTTATTCATTCCAGCGAGTGTTTTATATATCGTTTCTCTATCTGCAATAGTTAAAGGCTTCCAATAAATTTCTAAAATCACTGTATCTTCTTTTTTAATAATGTAACGACTGCGGTTGTCGATACAAAATGCTTCTTTTAGCTTGTCAATAGCTCTTTTGTCGGCCATAAATTAATTTTTTGTACTACTCTAATATACCTTAAGATTGCTTATCTGGCTTAAAACCAGCAGAGAAAAAACCTTTAGTTATATCAGTCTTAAGAAAAGCATTATGCTCTGTGTAAACTTTATACCAGTTTGGGTTGCGATCTCTAGAAGTTAACTGATGCCTTTTTCCATGTTGCTCATAAGTTACTGGATTTCCTTGTGTATCAGGCATTGTGGCATTAGGTCTGTTTACAGCAAAACCAGCATACTTAGCTTCGTTTCCTATATATATGTGACTGTTTAAACCTATTGCTGGTATATCGGGTAAACCTGGTACTCTACCCATTTTTCCTGGGTATTCAACTGTATCCATAAACCAAGTCATAGGTGCTTCTCCTGCTCCACCTGTTGTTCTTTGTGCTTTACTACTCGGAGGAGAACATTGAACTTCATTATTGTTTGCCCTGTCATTAAATTGACTTGGTAGTTGTTGGTCTTTACGTTCTCTTTTTTTATCTTGTGTAGGTTTTACAGGACTTGTAGATACTTTCCAGCTTTTAGCAAAATGACCTGACCACCATGGGCCATCACTTTGAAGTCCATAAACTATTCTTGCTGCTGCGTTTGACCTAGCAGTTTCAGCTATTTGCCTTAAATCATCTGGCAACTGTGTGATAGGTCTACGTTTTCTACCCATTGGCACTAAAGTTGCAACTTACAACACTAAGAAAGTGGCTATCACCCTCTGTAGTTACTGCTGTCGGTCCTACAATTTGTGTAACCCTAGGACTACATGAAAATTTATCTACATAAGTAGATGTATTAATAGAAGTTAATCCTGTTATCACTGTCTCTGATATAGCAGATGCAATAGCAGATCCTTTGTGCGGAGGTGTCATTACACCGCATCTAACTGAACCTTGATAATACGTCTGGGCTGCTCCTTGTGGTTGAGCAGTAGCCTGGTTGAAGTTTATATTTACCATTACATATTTTTTATTTTTCCCTGGAGTGGTAAAAGGAGTATTGTCAAAAACTACAGTTACACTTGGATCGGATTCTGTAACAGCATCTTGTATAGCTGTTTCAATAGCTGCTCTCGCATTTACTAAAGTCATTAGAATACAATCCTCAAACGAAATAAATACTCTTGACCACCTTTTAGTGTTCTAATATCCATTATTTTAGCAAATCTGGTTGAACCAGAAAAAGTTAATTTTACTTCGTCTTGGAGTACAGGTTGGCTATCTCCAATTTGATCGGGAGTAATATATAATCTTGCAGTGTTTTCTTGAAATCCACTTTCCTCATCTGAATCAACAAATTCTATAGGAGTTTTAAAAGTGTATTCAGTATCTACTGTGTGATATTCTCCCGTTTCATTGTTATAACTTGATACTCCTTTTCGTATGTATGTAATCTCATTATCTAAAGAAACTCCAAGTTGAGCAACAACTTGTTTTGCAATACTTCTAAATGCTGAGTCTAATTGTCCTGCCATTATCCTCTAACCGCCCTTAGTTGAAAAGTTCCTGCTCCACCTAGCATATATGCTCCAAGATAACTTTGTAACCATGGGTAAACATCTAAAATATTATTTATTGATCCTGTTCCCTGACTTGCGGTATTGTATTTAACTTCAATATCTCCTAGCTTTACTTCAGAAAAGTTGCCATCTTTTCCAGTTGTTCCAGTAATAGCACCAGTGTCATTTGCTAATGCTCTAGCTAATTCATATTGTGCGTACTTAATATTATTTGGAATAGTACTACAAGACAGTTCAACTCTATCTACTTGATAATTTGTTCTAGGAAACTTCAATGCCTGATTTTCATCACATCTATCTCCTTGATATACAAAAGTATCTATCCATCTTGTAGCTGCTATTAATGATCTATTTTTTTGATCGTCTGTTTTATTTGTCCAGGTACTTGAATCAGGTACAGTTTCAAAGTAACTATTAGCTTCTGTCAATGTGACATAACTATTTGCAGTTTCACTTTTTATAGTTGCATTTATGGTAGCTGCCACGATTGATAAAGTAATTTAGTTTTATTGTAGCGTAAAGAAAAAACCCCACCAATATTAGGTGAGGTTTGATGACCACATTTTA